GTGTCTTTGTTCCAGAACGCATAGCAAACGCCGTGAATCAGCGCATAGTACCCGGCATTGTACAGGTCGGTGTCGAAGTCCTTTCCCAGCTTTCCCTTCAAGCCCTTCTGTTCCAGCGTGATGCCGTTGCCGAGGGAGTAAGCGCAGCGGTCAGTATTCAGGCGGTGGAAGAAATTGTTGCACAGCTTGTTATTGGTCGCGGTGAAGTCAACCACTTTCTGCCCGGTCTGCGTATACAGGTACTTCACATAGCTTCGTATGGTCGTGTTCTGCTGGCGCTCGTACTCGTCAGCGGTCACGGCGATTTTATAGACTTCGCTGTTCAAATGGTCGTTGATCGCCTGTCGGATAAAGTCCAGCTTATCAGGCGCGGTTAAGTATTCCTGAAACGTTTTCAAGGGTATCACCTCCAAAATACGGATGTGTATTTGTCAAGCAACGGTTCTCCCGGCCTGCGCCAGATCGGTTCCGTGCCGTATCGCACAGCGTCAATATGGTGGTTGTTCGCATCCGGGTAGCCGCTGATAATCTCCCCGTCTTTGTTGCGCTCATACTCATAGCAGGAGAACTCCTTCTTTGTATGCGGGCAACGGATAGGGTCGATCACGATCTTTGTCAGCGCTTGGAGCCATTTCATGCTATATTCCACGCTTCCAGGCCCTTTTTCCGCGCCATAGCAGCGCAAGCCGAATTTGTTATAATCCCCCACGCTTTTCGGTTCCGCGCTGTCAGCGGTGATCCTGTCCTCACGGGTCAGGCCCTTCTTCAGCAGTATGTCCGCTGTTTCCCGGTTGCCCAGCTTGTTGGCGTGCGCTTCATCGAAGATATACAGGATACGCCGCGCCGCGTCATAGTGCATCCGGTCAAACGCCCACGGGTCGGGGAAATAGCCCCAGTCAAGGCCGTTATGGATGCGGTCAAAGTGGCTGATTTCTTCATCCGTGATTGGCCTGATTTCCAGATTTTCAAACACTTCTGAGCCGTTGCCCGTGGCTTCGCCCAAATACTCATGCCGATATACGCGCTCATTGATGCTTTTCACGTATTCCGCTTCGGTAAGGAACTGTTCGCCCAGCCATTCGGGCGGAGCTTCCAGATACGTTGACTTATGGCAAAGCCTGTCCGTTCGCTGTTCTTCGCTGTCCAGGTTCGCCCAGTTGTCTCGGCTGATCGGCGGGTTATAGGATTCAAAATTCCAAAACGTTTCCCCGCCGCGCATGGTGGATTGTAGGATGGTTCGGATTTCTGCACGCCCGGAAAACTGGTCTTTTTCTTCAAAGTGCGTGATGGCAATATAGCCAAACGGCACCTTAATGGACTTGATCTTCATAGGGTCATCCGCGCCCCGGAACATGATCTTCTGCCCTGTGGGCTTGTAAATCAATTCCATGGGGCTGACTTTCGCTTCCCAGTATTCAGCCATGCCCAGTTCGCCTATCGCCCAGATATACTGCGCGTACACCGAATCGCGGATTGTATTTGCCACCTTGCGGAACACACATGCATGAGTGCCGGGGTTGTTAATCACCAACAGCGGCACCAGCAGCGAAACGCAGGACGATTTCAGCGAACCGCGCCCGCCCGACAGGTCATAGTGTGTATGCCCGTGTTGGAATACATCATGCGCCATATCGTAAAACGCCGGGCCAATCAGGGTTGACAGCTTAATCTCAGACATCGATAATCACCTTGACGGGTTCTGCGTTTACATCGCCGCCGCCCATGCGTTGCAGTTTTTCAAGCGCCGTGACCATGTTCAGCAGATCAAAGTCAACTGTAATGGGGTTTCCGTTGCTGTCCTTCTGCCGGGTGGTTAATTTACTTCCCTGCATGGATTTCAGTTTTTCTATCCCGGCCTTGGCTACCTCAATCGCGGCTTTGCGGGCTTCTTCCAGCTTCACGGCGCTGTCTGCGGCAATGTCGCTCATGCGCTCTATCGTTTTCGTTTCGATCGCGTTCGCCGTTCGTTCACGCTGTTTCTGCCAGTTGCCTTTGACGGATTTTTTGTAAATCGTGCTTTTACTCAGCCCATAGCGTTTGGACAGGATGCCGTAGGACGCGCCGCCTATGTAGTCGGCTTTGATAACGTTCCAGTCTATCCGCTTCGTTTCTTCAATGGGTATCACCCCCGTGCGGTCTTTGCCGCCTTTTGGTATTTATCATAGATTAAAAGCTCCTTCTGCATCCGGTGGATGTGTTTCAGTAAATCCCGCCGATGGTGCGGGCCTGCGGTTTTGAGTTGTTCCTTGGCTGCGCGAATCGCGGCCTTGTGCTGGTCCCTTACGGTTTCAGCCATTGGTTATATACCTCCGCTGATACCTGGGCCATCATGACGGGCGGGACGCTCATGCCGCAGATGTACTGTGCTTCTTCTGCCCCGGTATCATAATCCTGCGGGAATGTTGTTGTTGAAATAAAATCCAAACTATGATAATGGGTTTTATCAACTGCGCGGAATATTTGCCCGTTTGCTGTTATTGTCGGGGAAACATCAGAATCACTAACAATCGGGTTTGTATAGCCGCCTGTTTTTCCTATTCTTCGGTTAATATCATCAACAGCATTGTCACCTGGTTTATAGTATTTTTGCACTCTGGTTTTTAATTCTGTTTCTCGGCTGTAATCTCCATTTTTCTGCCGTACTTCCCCAAACAAAATCGGCTTTTCGCCAAACTGCAATTTCAACTTCAGAAATCCCTGGTCCTTACGCTGGGCAATAAAGAAGCAGCGCTCCCGCTTTTGCGGCACGCCCATAAAGGCGGCATTCAGCAAGAATAGCTGTGTCTTATATCCCGCCGCGTCAAACGCCTTGAAAATCTCGTTCACATAGCCCTTGGCGTTGCCTTTCAGCAGGCCGGACACGTTTTCCGCAATCACTACGCGGGGTTTCAGCTTTTCCGCAATCTGGATGAAATAGAAAAACAAATCATCCAGTTTTTGCTTTGCCTGTCCTTCCCGGAAAACCTTTTCTTTGTTCCAGCCCTTTTCCCGTTCTCCCGCTGTGCTGAACACAGAACAGGGTGGAGAACCATCCAGAATATCCAGATGGAAAAGTTCTTCCGGCAGGTCCGCGTCTGGGATTTTCAGAAAGTCCCGCACATCCATCAAATACGGGTATTTCGGATGATTGTTCTTCCGGTATACTTCCATCACTCGCGGGTCAATCTCTACATTTCCGATCACGTCATATCCTGCCAGCTTATAGCCCATAGATGACCCGCCGCCGCAGGAGAAACAGGAAAACACAGTCAAGCCATTTTTCTGCACTTTTGCAAGGTCGGAAAGATACCACTTCCACGGAAAACGATGTTCAGCGGTTGAATTTGAAGCCACAGCGCGGGCACTCGCATTCAAATTTGTCATCGCTGAAATCCTCCTCCCCGTATTCTTTGGAAGTATTGTCAATTGTGGTAATGCCCCCCCCATTCAGTGCATCAAGGTCAAACTTCAGCCCGCTCAAATCCACGCCCTCGATTTCCAGCGCAGCGATTTCTTCTTCCAGCTTGGCAAAATCCCACCCGCTCAATTCAGCGGTGCGGTTGTGCCTGATGGCGTAGTCCCGGCGCTGGGTTTCGGTCATGTGGTCAAGCCGGATGCAAGGCACTTTGTCCAGCCCCATTTCCAGCGCCGCAATCTGCCGCCCGTGGCCCTCTACAATCAGGTTATTATCACCCCACACGCCTATTGGGTCGTTGAACCCATCCGCTTCGATGCTGGCCTTAATCTGGTCAATATCTTCGGGTGTATGCTTGCGCGTGTTGTTCTCGTAGGGTGTCAGATCGTGCGGGTCAAGGTACACGATTTCAAGGTTCATCCAAATCCTCCTTTTTCACCATCACCAGTTCAAACCCGGTCGCGTGCAGGAAACGCAGGTACTTGCTCATTTTCACATCCCCAGAGCCGAACATTCGGAAATAGCATTGCCCAACGTCCGGGGCTTCTGCGAGTTCGGAAATTCGCATCTGGCTGATACCCTGTTTCCTGCGTTCCTCGTCCAGGGTGTTAATGCCGTCCCGCGCTGTGCGTATCACATGGTAGGAAAACTGCCTCATCCCTATTATCAGCCCCTTTCGTTTGGTTTGCACCTTCAAAAACGTAAAGTTTACGCCCTTTTTGGGCGGGGTACATCCGTTCTTTTGATTTGCACGATATTGCCGCTTGTCCAGCCGTTGATAAACACGCGCGTATTGTCGATGTAAAGGCCGTCATGCAGGGACGTTAATTCCTGCTTGTGCTTTTGAAGCATGTCATGGCCTATATGCAGGGTAACGGCATCGTCAACCGTGCCGTCGTAGTTCATCGCCCCGTAGAATCGGCATTCCCTTTCCAGCAATTCTTTCAGCGTCATACTTTCCTCCGCACGATCAGCTCAAGCCCGATTTTATCCAGCAACGGAATCAGCGTTTCCAGGTTGGGCGTCCGGTAACGGTATAGCCATCCTTGATAGGTTGATTTTGCAATGCCGTGTTCGTCTTCAAAATCCTGCAATGTCTTTCCGCTCTTCACGCGCTCTTTTTCTATCTCCATCAGAATTTCCTTTGTTGTCATGCCTTCTCCTTTCCGCATCCCCGGACAGGTTTCCGGTGGGGGCCGTATCGTTCTCATACGGCTTGTCGGTTGCCTGAACGGGGACGCATTCGCAACGGGTGGGGAGTTGTTGAGTTGTTCGGAGTGTCCAGCCATGAACCCGAATTTGTAGAATACTTTTTTACCCGTTGCAAAGTGTGCGCCGCTTCGTTTGCGTTGCTTGCTTTAGGTGGTTGATGCCTAATACTACTACTGACCACATTCCCCGCAAGCGGCGGGCGGTTCGTGCGGACTTCCGGGGACTACTACCTCCCGGCAGTTGGCAGGTGGCGGTGTGATTCGAACACACATCTTCCGGTTTTGGAGACCGACGCTTTACCGTTAAGCTACGC